CTATTACATTGAGATTTAGTTTTTGGTTTTCTGCTGTTTTTAAAGTCAATTATACATAATTCCCCGTCATATTCTGCTACACAATCAGCAGTTCCCGCAAGTTCAAGTAAATCACTATATAATTTTATTTCTGTTCCATGTATATTATCTACATGATCTACTAAATGATCTGCTAATACATCAAACAATTTTTCAATATCTACTTCATATTCTTCATCTGTATTATCAAATTTTGTTATATTGTTTAACCATTTTTCTGCAAGTTCATGTATTCTATTTCCCACTTTAATACTACCTGCACCTATTTCTTCTGCTCTTTTTTCTGCTTGGGCTTCTGTTATACCTTCATCTCTTGCAATTTTAGCTATCCAAAATGGATACCATTCTTTATTATCTAGTAATTTTAAAACAGTTGTTATACTAGGATATATTTTACCTGCTTCTGTTTTATAAAAATGACCTTCATCTGAGTTCATAGATTCTACGAATGGTCTAACAATGTGTTCTGTTTTATGTGTAAACATTAATATATACAAGGAACTTCTATAATATAAATGTTTAAAGAGATAGAAGATAGGTTAGATATTACTAATGATTTGTTGCGTAAAATTGAACAACATTTGAGGGATCTAACTTTGCCCCCTGATGTTGTAGATTGGTCTAGAAAATTAGGTGTAAAACAAAAAGATTTTAAACCTGATGATTTTGTCTAAATTGTTGTATCTACTAAACCTGATTGTGTTCTATTTACACTAACTCCATCATCAAAATAATCAATATCATTTTCACCTACATTAATTATTGTTTTACCTGATGGAAAACTATGTTCAATTTGTCTAACTATAACATATTGATCAATAACTCTACTAGGTGTTCCTGATATACTTGTTGTATTTCCATTATTTCGTTTTACTTTTACTATATGATTATACCTTACATAATGGCATGGTGCAGGTGTTTGTATAATATATTTTGTAGGTGGTTTATCAAAAGTAATAGTACCTTGTAAATTTTCCCTTACTCTATCTGCATATTCTTTTAATCCAATAGCGTTATCTAACTGCATCACATTTCTTCTTAATGTTCTTCTCATACCTGATGTTGGTGTAAATGAAGAATTTGCACTTGTATTTGATCTTCCCGTAACTACAACTTCATTAACTAATTTAGCATCATTATCTTCTGAATTTGTTATTTTATATCTATATATTTCTGCATTTTGATTAAAAACATAATCAGTTGTATAACCAACTAAACTACTTTGATTATCTACATTACTTGCCTGTTCTATAATCAATTTTTTTCTAGGTGTTAAATACATTATTGTTTTACTATAATTTAACAATATATCTGCAAATTGTAAAAATGATCCCACTTCATATATATTTCCTAATGCCGAAGCATTATAACTTGAAAATGGTATATGAGCAAATGAATCTAATGCTCTTACTTTAAAATCACTATCAATTTCATCAACTGCGTTTTGCAAAATAGTTTTAAATGTTCCTGTAAGTGCAATAGCAGATGGTGTGGAATTAGATCCTAGAGTTCTTTTTGTAAGTCTATATGAATTACTTTGACATTGAATTTCCTTATATGATTGATTACTTGTCATTTTTCTAATTCGACCATTAAATTTCATAAATTGTGGTTGTGGTCTTGACATACGCATTTTTTCCGCTTGACCAAAAGTCAAATCACTTCCACAATATATTTTAATTAAATGAATTTGTCCTTTATATTCATCACTTGTAGAATCATCAGTATCACCAAATACCATAGGAGTGCTAGTTGGTTGTAAACTATTAGATTCTGAAGCAGTTGCATCTTCAACACCGTTAACATATAATCTTATTACATTATCTGAACCACGCTTTACTCTTATATATACGGGAGCTCCCGTCATGGCTTTTTCACTACTTCCTGTCATTGTATTTATAAGACTACTAGCTGTTGTTTCATATCTAACAAACCCCCGCCATGAATTATTATTTCCATTTGTTCCCGATATGCCTATATCCATACCTGCATCAGATGATCTAAATGACCAAAGTATAGGTTCATCACTACCATCTTGTAATTGTGTAGTAGCTGGAGTAAACCATATATTAATGTCAAATTGTTTTGAAAGATCAATATTTGTAATTTTATTTGATGGTATAGATACACCTTGACCATCAGCAGTAAAATCAAGTGCATAATGTCCTTTGTATCTACCGCTTGTAACTTTAACAAACCTTGATTCTGCGGGATCTGTTGGATCTTGATTATATCCCGATTCATCAAAACATGATAATTGCATAGGATATACCCCTGATAAATATGTTGTATCAATTATATCTTGTATATATGAAACTTCATAACCTTCCCTAACTTTGTTTGGAAATCCAAAAGTTGCAGTTAATCTATCAGGTCTTTTATTTCCTTCATGTTTTAAACTCGCTTTTCTTGGATAATAATAATGAGTAGCGGGGCTAGATGATGTATCAGTTTCTAATACCACACACTTTGCTAAATGTGTCAATTTTAAGACACCGCTATTACTTTAAGTGCAGAAGGTTGACCTTCGCCTACTGATGTTATTGCTGTCATATAAGTATGATATGTTCCTGCTGAAAGTGAAGATATTGTTTTTGGACTTGAAGTAGCATTATGGAAATATTTTTGATATGATGTTCCATCAGATGAATAATATAAATTATACCCTGTAATAGTTGAAGAACCGCTAGATAAAGGTGCTGTCCACGTATATGTCAAAGTTCCACTTGAAGCTGAACTTATAACAAAATTTTGTGGTGGTGAAGAAGCATCAAGTTCATACATAGATTGAACATTTCCTTCTAAAAATTTACAACTTGCATTAAGTGTAAGTGTTTCAACTTCAGCTGTATCAAAATGAAATTGTGTAAATGTTCCAAGCCATGTTAAATTTTTAGTTTCATCAGAAGAATCATATTCAAGTTTTAATTCATAAGAATCATCAATACTAGATGCTCTTAAAAATTTTCTTATAAAATGAACCTGTTCTTGAATAGTTTTTGTACTACCACTACTAGCAAAAAAATTATCCCCATCCCCGCTTGCTGAATTATTTGTAATTAATCTATTAGTTGCTTCATCTTTTATTTTCCAAGCTACTGTTATTTGTGAACTATTACCTTCAATTTTTAAAAGAATATTTTCATTTGAATCTTCTTCAGGTAAAGGAGCTGGTGAAACAGGTGAGTTAATATCATAATTGAATCTTTTAAAATTACCTAATTCCCATACAAATAATGGAGTAGTTGTAGCAGCTACTGAACCTGTTTGCGGTCTAAATTTTGTTATTTTTATTTTAGCCAATTACTCTTTACCCCCTTGTATAAGATCACTAAGATCTTTCCACCAACCTTCATCAAGATCACTAGTACCATTACCGTTTAGATCAATCATATATGAATTATTAGTGGTTGTATTATTATTGTTATCTGTAAGATCAACTAATCCCAAAGTTACTTCTTTTATTACTAATTTTATTGCATCCAATAAATCTTTACCAAGTTGTTCCATAGCGGTTGATATATCATCAAATATTGTAGTAACATCATCCCAACTTGGTAATTCAAGTTCTGCTATCCAACCATTAATGGAATTAACAAGGAACATAATAGGATTCCATGATGTAAGCCAAGTAGTAACATTTGTTTTCCATGTTTCAAAGTGTGTATCAGCTGTGGTTACAAATCCATCAATACCTGTTCCAATTCCTGTAAAGAAATCATTTATTTTTCCAAAGTTTGCTTCTGAATCTGCTATCCATTTTTTCATATTTTCAAAAGAATCGTCATCACCATCTACAACATTAAATAAAGCTCCCCATCCTAACAAATTAGATTTAAAATTTGCGATCGCATCTTCAAGTCCAAATCCTTCTTCCCAAGGTGCTTTACCAGCTGCTTCTTTAGCTTCTTTAAAATTATCAACAAGTTGTCCACCTAAAAATGCACCTAATTGCATCATAATAGGTCGCCATTCTCTATAAAATGGTAAAGCTACGGATCTTAAGAAATATATTATTAATGGTCTAAGGAAAAATCCAAAGAAATCACCGATTGGTCTTAAAATAAGCATAACACTGAAATTAAATAATTTTAACATCGCTTGTAACATAGGTGAAGCATCAACTGTCATTGAAACTATTTTTTGAACTAATGCAAGAACACCAGTAACACCTACTGCTATTGCACCTAATTTCATTATATTTTCCATTATACCTTTTTGATTTCCACCTTGAGCAGGTACAGGATTAGCCCCGCCTAAAGCAGATCCACTCATAAGACCTTGTAGTCGTTTCTCTAAATCCCTTATTTTACTATCATCGATTGCTATTTTTAGTGTGTATGTGTTATTACTGCTCATATTTTGACTCCATTGAATATGTCTTTTATCATCTTCATACTTATAAACATTGTATCAAGAACATACTTGGCAGGAAGCCCATCTACCTGATTTTTATCCCATCCAAACGCTAAGGCACAATAGCCGTAAACTTGGTTTTCTATGCTTTTGGAATCTCTAAGTTGTTCATCCCTAGATTGCTGAAATAACTCTCTAAAGGGATAACTTTCAAGATCTCCCCCAAGATCACACTAACTTCACTCATAGGTAATTCCCTCATTTTCACAACGTTAGTAGCTGGAAATGGTAGTCCATCAACAATAGTTTTTTGTAATAATATATCACAAAAATTATTGAATATAAAATCTTTTTGACCGTTATCTAATACTCTTACTGATTGAGATAATAACTCCTGAGTTTCACCCCAAGTTAAATCTGTTTTAATTTTAATAGTTGAATCTTGACCATTTATTTTAGCTTGAAATTGATGTGTATTTAATTCTGTTGACATTGATTATATAATAAATAATGTATATATAAGTGTTTGGTTATGGTACTGTGGCACTAGCGTTCTTTGCTGATATATCTGCCCTTCTACATTGGAAATCTACATTTTGTAAAACTAATTCACCCGGAGCAATACCTGTTGTATTATGAGTATGGAAACTACAACCTGAAAAAGTAAATGTAATACTTCTTTCATTATTTCCTGATAATCCGTTTGAAATTGTTAGAACTAAATTATTTGGTGTTTCTTCTCTACCGTAAACTTCAGCTAAAAATGTTGAATCTTTTACTGTTAATCCTATTTTACCTGTCATTTCTAAAATTTTACGCCAAGCATCTTTAGCATTTGCTTCACCCATTTCAAATAATAATTCTGCATTTGTGTTAAGGTTTAAGTCAAATGTTTGAACTGTGGCTAAAGTTGCACCTGATATTGGACTTGTAATAACACCATGAACAAATGTATATGGTATTGCATTAGCTATATCTGCACCTGTTGGAGTTGCAAATGTTTCTGATTTAGTTTCTGCACCCCAAATAATTTCTTGTGTAACTTTAATAGTATCATTTAATGCCATTCTTAATGACATGGTACTACAAATACAACCTACTGGTTTTCTTACAAAATCGTCAGTAGATTTAAACCCAAACCTTAATGCCATAGATTTTAAATCTCTAATTGTTGAATTATCAGTAGGATTTGATCGCCATCTATGTGTATATAATGGTGAACTACCTGATGAAGAAGCTACTCCAAAAATAGATTGTAAAAACCATGGATTAGATAATACATATTCTACTGAAGCCTTACCTTCATTTCTACCATAAGCATAAGATTCAATTTCAGGACTATATAATTGTCCAAGTGGCATTTGATTGTTTTTAAACTCTAATGAACTTACTTTAACTTCTTTACCGAATTGAATTGGTGGATTTGTAACTCCCCCGCCAAAATTGGTTTCATAGCCATATTCTGCATATACACTAGAAGCAGATTTAACAAAAGTACCTGTTGCGGACATAACAAAAATTATCCTTCTTTCTATTTAAGTATTACTAGAATTATGGGTTAAGTCTTATGGCATCTACGTCTATATTATAGCGATATATGTTCCTAAATTCTTCATTTAATGACACTACATTTGTGGGTAAAATCTGTATATATTCCCTATTATTAATAGTTGAAACTACATTATTTTTCAATATTCTAGTACATTCATCTACAAGTTGTAAAACTCTAGTTTCACTTACACTAGTATATATGTCTAAAGTTATGGATATATCATGTAGCCAATCATAATTCCATTTACCATCTGAGCCTGTTCCCGCTATTATACTGTAAATTTGTGGGTTTTCGGTATCAAGACTAACTATGATCTCATCATAGGCTCTTTGTCCTACACCTACTGCTTTCTTTTTCCATTGAGTAGTAAAAACGGGCATTTTACCGCCTGTGCCATTAACCCAATTACTTTTTAGGTGATCTATTATATCATTTGCAAAATCTAAACCTGCTATTCCATCTGTCATTTATATTTCCTCAATGCTTTATAGAACTTAGTTGCGGTATTTATAGATTTACTAGCAGTTTTATTGGCTTTTTTAGCTATTCTATTGGCTTTCTTAATACTTTTGTTAATTTTCTTAAGAGCCTTATTTACATTCTTTTTAGCCTTATTTAATCTTCTACCCCATTTTCCTTTTTTCTTCACACTCACTCTTTTCAAACTAACTACTCCATGTTTTCCGATAAGTTTTTTTAATGCTTTTTTAACAAAAAACTTTGGTTTTATACCTTGACGTTCTATTTTTTTCATTATAAGCCATGTTACATTTTCAGATTGATCTGAAGGTACACCCAATTTTCCTTCTACCCATATTCTAAGAGCATCAAAATTTACAAAAGTTCCCGGTGCTAATCCCCAATTTACAATATGAGCATAAGGTGAATCAATTAAAACCATGTGAACACCATCCATTTTTACCCTGTGTATGCTATCTGTTAGTTTTCCTGTGAAATTTATATCTTCATCGCCTATTGTTTTCTTTAGATTATGAATTATTTTTTTGCTTATATTTACTTTCATTTTACCTATTTCAACAGTGTTTTCATCTAATATATAATCGGTATTACCCTGTTGTTGTACTTGTGCCAAACTACCACACCGGAGTTATTTCACTTCTAGTCCACAATATATTGTCTATTTCTTTTTGCCATCTATCCATAACTTTATCTTTATTGATGTTTCCTTCACCACCATAAGCAATTTGTGACATTGTAAAATCACTTGCTAAAATATCAAGACAAGTCATAAGTTTGCAACATTTTTGAATATCTCTTGGAACACTTTCATCTTCTGCAATACGTTCTTCTTGTTCACCACCATAACGATAAGTAACTCTAAATCTGTTTGCTCTAAGTATTGTAAACAAATATCCTCTTAAATAAATTACACCTTTAATTTCTTGAAAATATATTATACTGTCATTATCATTTGATGTTGGTGTATTATCACTCCAATTTTCCCCATCCCAAAGTTCAAACTTATCGCCTTTAGTATGATCAAATGGTTTAAGATTTCTTTTCTTTGGGAATAATGGCATACCTCTACCCCAATCATATAATTTATTTACACTAAATTCTTCCCTAACCTGTTTATCATCCATCCATGTATGACCTGTTAAACGATCAATTCTATCTTCATTATCCATTATATAGTTTTTAATCATAGTTGTACTAGGATCTGAATTAGCATTTACTGATATTCTAAGCCAATCTGCTACGTCAGTAACAGTACAATAAACAGGTTCAGTTCTAGCCATATTAATAAAATAGTCTTATAATATTTAAATTAGATTATTCGTAAATGACGTTTAAAGCACCTGATGAGCCACTTGCTACGGTTGCGTGTAAAGCACCTTTAAATCCCAAGTCTAAATCTTGATGTGATACAGCGTTAAGTGCGGTACTTAATTTATATAAAATTGCCCCGCTTGCATCAGTTTGTCTAATTTCCCAAACTCTATCGCCTGATACAGCGATTGAAATACTTCTTAATTTACCTGTTCTATTGACAATTTGACCAGCTGCGGTTACTAATTTGTGAGCATTTTTAGCCATTAATAATATAAAAAAGGAAGTGTTATATAAGGTTTCCCTTATACGCCACGAATTGCTACGGTGAGAGTACAAGTATGATTATTTGCGATATTTGCGTTGCTTGATCTTACTCTACCATGGATTTTTGCGGTAGCTGCATCTGAGCCAGCTGCTTCTACGAACTGATAAACATGGTTTTGGAAGTCGTTTTGTTGCTCGATAATACAGAAATATACCTGTCTAAATCCTACTTGTGTAAAGTCACAAGTGAGTTGACCGTTTACAAAATCTGCATTTCCGGTTACTGCAATATCACATACCATTTCTTTTTCTACACCAACCCCACCCGGTTTGATTGTGTGGGATCTATCAGCGTTTAAGTGCTGATATTTTGCGTTTGTAGTAATGGTTACTGCCATGTTAAAATTTTAATGTTTTTGGTATATAAAGATTATTATATATAGATTTATAATTCTTATCTATATACAGATTTTTTAAAAATGAATAAAAAAAAGAAAAGGGAAATTTTAAGTTTTCTAAATTCCTGAAGCTATATCTCTAATTTTGGCTTGTGCTTTAAAGTTTCGACAAGTTGTTTCTGCTAACATATTATACAAAGCTCTATCTGTGAAAGCTTCGTTAATGAATGGATAGCCTTGTTGTCTTTTGCCTGCTTCATAATAAACGATTGGTTTCAATACTTGAATACCACATAATGGTTTATTTGGAGCGTTCTTATCTGCACTAGTGTTTAAGATGAGCAAGTCATCTACTTCACCTTCTGCTGATTGTGGTGTATCCTTTGAAGGAATGAATGGAAGTCCATATATTGTGGATATATGTAATCCTGCACCTGTACCAGTGAATGTGTCAACACCGTTTACGCCTACACTAAATTCTGTTCTGAGATCAGCTGTGTTTTGAATACGATAAGCGTTCATATAGATTGATTGAACTTCGGAATATGTATCCTGTCCACCAATCATAACTGTTGGCTCTTTACCAGCTGCAATTCTCACATCTGCAAGTACATCTCTAATAACTGCATCAGTTAGTACATCTTTTGTACCGATTGTACCTGAAGGTGATTTTACAGTGGAGTCGTATGTTGTTGTAGATCTGTCAATTCCATTACCGTTTGCACTTGTCCATGGATCATAGTTGTCAGCGACAACGTTATGAGCCTCGAAAGTCCATTCTGCTTTGGATGCAACAATTCTATCTAATGATTCTAGATTTAATCTTTGGTTAGTGTTATCTTGTGCTACATTAACTGGAATGTCAGTGAGCATTTTGTTAACTCTTTCCTTAAATTGATCACTAGCGTAAACTCTTTGCTGTGCAAGAGATCCGTAGTTATCATCTCTAGAATTATCTACAAGCTGTTCTAATAACTCAGAAGCTTCGAATACATATTGTAGAGTCTTTGGTTTGACGGTGACTTCTTTAACAGTTGGTTTAACAGCTGTTGAGATTTGACCACCTTCTACAGTACCACCATATCCATGAACTTTGTCATTTACAGTTGGCAAATTAGCTGCCTTTGCTGAAAATATACGCCAACCTGAGAAATCCCAAACATATTTTGGCAAAGCTGCGAATATGTTTGCTTCCATGTTGAAGTTTGCCCATGCCATAGCTCCGAATAGTGGGTTATAGTTGCCCCCTGCACCCGGATCAGTTGTACTGAAACCTGCTTTTAAAATTTCATCAGGAGTTCTGTTATAGGTATAGTTTACTAGTTCATCGATTGAACGTAGTCCTAGATAGGTTGACAATTTAATATGCTCCCCCCGGTAGTCCGTTACCAAACTCACCGTTTTCTAGTTTGTTGTATGCTATAACGAGTGCTTCTTCTGCACTAGATGTTTGTCCGTTCCAACCGCCTGAAATGGCTTTCAAGATTTGATAGCCTGTTGGTGTGGTTGATTCGTCATCTCTAGCTCTTAAAGCTGGTCTTACAGTCTTTACAATTTCGTATTCAGAATCTACTTCATCAGATTTTTTGACTTCTTCCTTTTTATCATCTTTATCTTCAGAATCTTCAGTTTTTGCAACTTCTTCTTTTTTCTCATCTTCTTTTTTGTCCTCACCATCATCAGATTTGCCCATAGTTAAACTAGAAGCATCGTCTTTTGATTCTGCAACCTCATTTGGTTGTGGTTGAACGATAGAAGCTTGAGCTTTTGGTGAAGGTGCATAAGTTTCGCCTAATTTGTCAGGATCACCGACATCATTAGATGATTGAACTGCTGGTTTTTGAGTATCATCCTCAACACCTTTGTCAACTGGATTCTTGTTATGCTCTTTAATTAAAGTTTCAAGACCATCGAATCTTTTCTCGAAGGAATCAATTCTAGATTCTTGTGCTTTAACTAATTGTGCAAGAATAGATGTTACGGAAGAATCATCTGATTTTTGAATTTCAGAAATTTCTTCTGTTTTTGTAGTTTCTTGTGTCATGTTATTATATATAAAAAATATTTCTAGTATATAAATATAATTTTTAAAATTAAAAAGAATTATATACTATATTTTCTTGCTAATGTTTTTAAATATTCTATTGTTTCGTATTCTTCTATGGCTTTTTTAACAGTGTCAACCCCAAAATATTTAATCATTTTGTTTACATTACTGTTTGAATCAGTCATTGTGTTTGGTTTTTGTCTTGGTTGTTGAGGGAAATTACCTTTAGCATCTATATCACCTATTGGTTGATCTTTTTCCATTTCTTTGTTTTTCTTTCTTGCTTCTTCTTCTACACTCTCAGGTGTGCTTGGAATATGGTCTTTTTTAACACGTTGAAGTGGAATTTGTTTTACGTTATTTTTTGCAGGTGTTTTTGGAATTGTATTCATTAAATCATTAACTTGTTTTGGACTTCCAGTTGATTCACCTACATTATCTGCTCTTGTTTCAGCAGATCTTTGTACTAAAGTCTTAGAATCTAGTTTTTCTACTGGTTTATCAAATGGTTTTAATCCATGTTTAGTCTTGGATATACCACAAATACCGCACTTATCTTCTTCACCTTTATAATCATGGTCTAAATCATCATCTACATTTATATCTGTTCCATTAGCATCTACAGGGTTACTAGCATCTGTACCACTGTTTGTATATACACTATTTGCTTTTTCAAACTTACAATGTATGCTATTACACCTAATTTGTTGTCTTTCTTGGTGTTCTTTAACCATTTTTTCTAGTCCAACTGCCTTTGCAAACTTGTTTACTTCCTCAATAATTGCAAATGGGTTAGCTGGTGTATCACATAATGCTATTTCATATAACTCTAATTTTCTTAATTCTAATGCCATTTTACCATCTTTGGCTATTGGTTCACGTTCTTTGCTTGCTCCACCCATACTTAATCCTGCATATTCACCTTTTACAACCTTATCCCAAACTTTATCATATAATGTAACTCCATCTTTTTTGTAAACTTCACCTGTAATTAAGACAGTTTGAACCCCCTGATATTCTGATTTCTCATAAGCAAGAACCTTTCCTACCATTCTATTACTATGATAATCTGATATAACTGGATTTACTGACATGAAGGTTTCCATAATTTTCATAACTTCATTAACAAAAATGAACTCTTGTTGTCTATCAATGATTTCAGCAGTTATATGACCTTTAAAGATCCTACGTTCATCCACTGTATCGACTTCTATACCCTTTGTTATGAAATCGGGAAATTCTACATATTCTACCATGTATGAAACAACCTGTAATAGTATATAAAAATAATGTTGAAGAATTTTATACCGTTTATGCTTGACCTATTGATGATTGTTGGTTTTGACCTGCTCTAATTCCCAAATATGTTAGACCTGATCCAATCATAATGCCAAATACGAAGGTGAATATTGTTCCATATTGTTCAGCTGTCATCTGAACTTCAGGATCTAATAGAAGTCCTTTTACAGCTCCCCACCCAACAAATACTACTGCTGAGATTAGAGATAGTGCTACTATTAGTAGTGCTAAATCCTGCCTTTCCATATATAGTAAAAAAGAAAGGGTTATATAAAGGTTTAATTATATTTACTCATGGATTTTTATGTTTATGATAATGTATATACATACAATAAAAAACACCCTTTTTCAGGGAGTAGAACTGATAGACAGGAAATTACAAGTGTAGATATACCTGAAAACCACGCATTTTGGTTTTATACCCAAATGCAAATGGCTCAAGATAATTTAAATTTGAATAAAAGATATGTTCATATACACCCCGGAGTTGGAACTACAAATAAAACAAGATTTAATAAAGAACCATTTCATGCAACAAGGAAGGATATATTTTATAATAGTGAAGAAAAAAGAATTGAAATAAAAAAATCAATATTACCTTGGTCAAAGCCATTATTTGCAAAAAAATGTCTTTATTATGGTGCTAAATTACCACATAAAAAAATGACATTAATGGGTGAATGGTATTATGATTTTAGTACAAACTCAATCCACATGATAATTGATTATAATACTGAAACTGTTAAATTTCATTGGGAAGATATGGATGATGAACCATCAAGAGTTGAACAATTAAATAAAATTGCAGAATTAGAATATAAAATTAAAGAAGCAGAAAAACAGTTGGAATAATTAACCTCTAGAAAATCTTTGGTCTTTAGTTTGATCTCTAGTTATTCCATTTCCTATATATTCACCGGGATTTCTTGCATAAAATTTTCTTTTAATTATTTCATCAGGTGCATTATTTCTTCCACCTGATTTTCTATATGTTTTATGAACTA